GATGAGTTTAAATATGACACAAGCATTGACACTTTTACTGCTTACAAGAATTACATTAGCAGCAAACCTTGGGCTGCATCTAATTATCTTCGTGACCCATCCAGAAAACCGCATTGGATGTCATGATTAAATCAGATAAGTTATTAAAAATACTACTAACGGTTAAACATAAACCAAAACCTAAGTATCCTCCTACAAGGAAATCTTATAACATACACACGTACGGATAATGGTTCATATAAAAGATAATCCAGATGGTTCTTTTGAGGTTGTATGGGATGAAAATGACCCAGAAGAAGCAATATTCAATACATGGTCTAAGCAAGACTTCATTGACTACTTGAAAAAAAGAATGGAAGAAGATAAATATTCAGAGGAACAACAGCAGCAGTAATGGCAAACAAAGGATTACAATTTGAAGACGCAGTAATGTATGTTGCTAAAGATAGAATTACAGAAGCAAGAAGTAGAGAAGATGAAGCAGAATATAAACGTGCATCACTAAAATGGGATGCTATTCCAAGTAATATAAAATCAACAGCAGAGAAAATTATTGATGGTATCCTACCAAGAAATCCTGTAGATCAACAAACTTTCTATAAATCTTTCAAAAAAATGTCTGGTGGTGGAGAAGAACCAAAGACAGATATTAAATTTATGATTGGAACTAAGAAGTACAAATGTTCTATGAAATGGGGTAAATCATTTCAACTTACAAGTGCAGGCATAGAGAAATCTATTCTAGTATTTCAGAGAGTTTTACAGAAAAGTTTAAGAGAATGTTCTGGACAAGAAGGAAGTAGAGAAGCATTAGGTTATATTCAATCAATGTTAGAACAGATTGCTGATGAATTTGAAAATGCAACTGGCACTATGGATCAACCAACAGCAAAAAGAAAACTTGCTGATACTAAAAAAACAGGTGGATTACAAGAACAATTTACAAATGTTTTAGGAACTAGAAAAGATCCTCAGGTATCAGATTTATATACATGCTTTAAAAGAAATCTAACAAGAGAATGTATGACAGGTGAACTACTGTTTAATAAAGATGATCGTGCTGCAGACCATTTGTTTACAGAGAACGGTCTTAAACCTATAGACAATAAAGCAGTAGATGAAATTATGAGTTTAGCAGGTGTTCGTCTTGCTTTGAAAGGACGTGGTAAAGATCCCTCGACAGGAATAAGAAGGAATGCTATAGTAATAAGGTACGAAGTATAGACACTTAAAAAAGTGGCACACTAAAAGTATGATACTGACTAAAGGCGGTTATAATAATGTCATAGACACAGATGACATGCCCAACAAACACATAGACCACTTAGAAGATATTATTTTTTCTGGTCGTAGGAAGGCACTTGCTGCTGTCAATGACGTTATGAACAAACCTCATATTAGCGTCAAGTGGGATGGTGCACCTGCTATTGTATTCGGCACTAATCCTGAGAATGATCAGTTCTTTGTTGGAACTAAATCTGTATTCAACAAAAGAAAGGTCAAAATTTGTTATTCTTACTCTGATATCGATGAACTTTACAAAGGGGATGTTGCGGACATTCTTCGTTTATGCCTTCGCCACCTTCCTCGCATCGGTGGCATTGTCCAAGCTGACTGGTTGGGGGTCGGTGGGGGTCGTGTTTATTGTCCTAATGTTGTGGAATATCGTTTTCCCCGCCAAGTTCCTGGTCATATTCTCCTTGCTCCACATACTACTTACACAGAGGTCTCTCCAGATGCTGTTGGGGTCAATCATATTAATATTGGTTCTGAGTCTGGTGCTACCTTTTTAGGCACTAACGATTGTTCAGCATATATTGAAAAACTTCCTAAGTTTCAATGGAGAGATTTCATTCTTGAAGTTATGAGAAGTCAAGTTCCTTCAGAAAAAGCACGTCCACATATCTGTAAACACGTTAATAAATACATACGAGAGGGTGAGATGCCTAGTGCTAAAATCCTCCTTAAGTCTTTACCTGATAAATATAAAGGAGAAGTGAATCTTAGCACATTTAAAGTGTGGCATATGATCTCTCAACTGAAACAGCGTCTACTAGACAACATCACTGTCGTTAGTGAAATCGAAACTTATATCGATGGCAAACCTTCTGCTCATGAAGGATTTGTTGTTGCAGGTGAAACACCATATAAACTTGTAGATCGTATGACTTTTAGCAAAGCAAACTTCAATCTTAGTAAATATTGGACGAATGAAAAAGTTTAGTGCTTTCCTAAACGAAGCTCAAAGATCTTTTGCTGCACAAGCAGCAGAGAAACTTAACCTATCGCATGTAGGGTACGGTAAGTATGCCGATGCGTCTGGTAAAGTTACACACTTTAGTAAGGATGGTAAGTTAGTTCCTATAACACAAAAACAAGGAGGGACAGGAACACAAAATGGAGGAGAAGAAACGTCAGGAGGCGAGGGTCAGATCGATAAAGGTAGCATATCTATTACTTTTGGAAGATTTAATCCCCCGACTACAGGACATGAAGCACTCATTAAGAAGGTAGCACAATCTGCAAAACAAAATGGAGGAGAATATAGAATTTATCCTTCAAGAACTCAGGATCCTAAGAAGAATCCATTAGATGCTGGTTCTAAAATTAAATTTATGAAACAGGCATATCCTGATCATAAAGCAAATATCATTGATAATGAAGAGATGAGAACTATCTTTGATGTTCTTACTACAATAGACTCAGAAGGTTATAGTAATGTTGAGATTGTTGTAGGAGGAGATAGAGTATCTGAATTTAATTCATTAGCAACAAAATATAATGGTGACCTATACAAATTTGATGATATTAAAATAACATCTGCAGGTAATAGAGATCCAGATGGAGAAGGTGTAGAGGGTATATCTGCATCTAAGATGAGAAAAGCAGCAACAGATGGAGACTCAGAATCATTTAAGAAAGGACTTCCAAAACCTTTATTAAAAGGTAAAGGTGGAGAAGAACTTTTCAATACGTTGAGAGGAGCAATGGGAGTCCAAGAAGAGTTTGACGACTTCGCAGATGCGTCTGTTCAACTTTATGAAATAGCACCGAAACTAGATCCAGAAGGTCTAAGGGAAGCATACTTTGAAAACAATTTATTTGAGGTAGGAACTTATGTCGAGAACATCAACACAGGGATCGTTGGTAAGGTTGTTAGCAGAGGTAGCAATTATATCATCTATATTGATGAGTCTGATCATATATTTCGCAGTTGGTTAAAGGATCTATGTGAAGTAAATAACATAAAATTCTTTAATTTTAAACCTGCTGGTCTCATGGGTACACCAGAACTTACTAACTATATGAAGAGATTGACACCAGGAGAGTTCATAAAGAAGATAAATAAAAAGGATAAGGCTACTGCAAAACAATGAAACCAAGTTTAACAAGAAATGATTTACCCGATATGTCTGCAGCGTACAATGAAATTTGTAGGTTATCGGAAAAGAAACTTGACCCAGTGGGGAAAGAAGACGGAGATGTAGATAACGATGGTGATAAAGATTCATCAGATAAGTATCTCATGAAACGTCGTAAGGCAATATCTAAAGCAATTAAAAACGAACATCATCAAAAGGATGCTGATGGTAAAGTTATTGAGCATGACGATGAGGAATCACCAGGTACACCTAGTTCAGTAGAAGAAGCTGCAGCACATATTACTGAACTTAGTAAAAAGACTCTGGGTAGTTATGTAAAGAAGGCAAGTAAAGAAACCAGAGGAAACATGATGGCAACACAGCATGGATCTGGTATACCAAAAAAAGCAAAGGATATAAAACTTAAGCAGGTCAGTAAAAGACTGAAGGGTATGGAGAAAGCAGGTGAGAAGATGGCAGAAGAAACAGTAGAAGAGGGTATGGCAACTCCTGAGTCTGGAACTGGTAAGTATTATAATGAGAAAAAACCAACTGATATGCAGAAGGCAAAGAAAGCGAAGATGGATAAGGTTAAGGCACTCACTAATGCAGGTAAGCACAAGGAAGCAAGTGCATTATATAAATCAGAAGAAGTCATAAATGTTCTATCACCAGAAGAACTAGAAAGAGTAGCTCAAATTTCTAAGGAGTATGACGAGAATCTTCAAAAAGAAGGTATGAAATATGGTTTAACTAAAGGAACTGGTAAACCAGGTGGTGCTATGAAAGCATACTTAGATAATAAGGCAAAGAAGTTAGAAGCAGAAAAGAAAAAGCAGAAACCAGAGTATGCTAACAATCCTGCATTTGGCGATCCTTCACATCATTCTAACGCTAAAAAGTGATGCTACTATCATTTAATCAACTACAAGAAAAGAAAAAGACAACCAAAGTTATTATCAATCCTAAGAAGGAAGATGTAATGGAAAAGTCTGATGGTTTGAAAAAGAACCATGGAGAGGATTGTGATTGTCTAAAGTGCGAACAAAAACGTCGTGCAGATGATGTAAATGACGGTCCTGATATTGCTAATGAAGAACTTAAGATGACTAGGAAAGCATATTCCAAGATTCATAAAGACTTCAGAAGTGATATGAAGAATCCTAGAACTACAAAGTACGTGCCAGGCAAAGGAACAGTTTCAATGCCAGTTAAGTTTGTAGAAGAAGGACATAAGTCTTGTGGTGAAGGGCAATACTATTGCTATGATGACAAGAAATGTAAACCTATACCTGAGGGATACAAAGAAGGTAAAGATGGTATGCTAGTCAAGGAAGCAAAGTATGAAGCAGGTGCATCAAACTATGGTAAGATGTCTATCAGAAATAAAAGAGCAGTAGGTTATGGTGGTAATGCTGCACCTCCAGAGGAGAGACGCAAAGCACATGATGAAAGAATGAAGAAGCACAAAGGAATGAAAGAAGAAGTTGAAGGATTCAAACGTTTTGTAGAGTGTTGGAAGACTCATAAGAAAGTTGGTATGAAGATGAAAGGCGGTAAGTTAGTTCCTGATTGTCGTCCTAAGAATGAGGAAAAGAGTTACTACTTAGACAAGGATGCAGAAAAACGAGCACAACAGAAGGCACGGTTTAAGGCACAAAATAAAGAAGCAGCAAAAGAAAGAGCAGCACAAAAAAGAAGATCAGAAAGAAATGCACTTAGAAGACAAGGAAAGTATGGTGCTGTTGGTGGATATTATGTAACCAAACATATGGAGAGAGAAGGAGTAGAGACATATATAAAGAACAACGATCAAAACATTTATGATAGTCAGAAAGAAGTTTCAAACCAAAGCAATCAAAGCAGCAAAAACGAAACTTCAATTTTATCAGAAAAAGATACTGCACTTGACATAGTAAAGAAAAACATCATTGCCAAGTATGGCAAAGGTGCAATCATGAGAAAAGGTAGCAACCAACCTAAGAAGGTTAGGGGTGCAAAGTCCACTGCGGGAACTGGTAAGTATCTACAGAAAGCAAAAGCAAAAGCACAACTCAAATCGGATGCAAAGGAGATGGGTTATGGTGATGATACGAAAGGTTATATAGAGACAAGAGCAAGATACGGTAGTAAAGAAAATATGAAAAAAGGTAAAGGACTTGGAACGTGATAGACGAAACTACTGCCTTAAAAAATGAACTTATTGCCAAAGCTCAGGCAAAACATGGTGAAGTAAAAGCAAAAAGGTATAAGGAAGTAATGGCAAAAGGTAAAGCAGCTAAAGAAAAGTTATACAAAGACACTAAAGAGAAAGGAGTACGCTTCTATGATAAGAAGGGTTCGGGTTACATGAAGGACGGTAAAAAGAAATACGATTAAGAGCCTATATATTCTAGACCTTAATTTAGAATCATGATTGGAAAATTTTTAATGCCACTGGCATACAAAGTAATCGATTCTGCTGTCAAAAAAATACCTGATGATGCAGAACTCGGAGAAAAACTTATAGAGATCTGCCTATTGATCATAGGAAAGGCGGTCAAACTAACCAAAACGACTGCTGACGACGCTCTATTTGAAAAAGTAAAAGAAGCACTCGCTGCTAAAGAATAACTCTTACAGGCGGTTTTAGAGGGGTCTTAGAACCCTTCTTTTTTATAAATACTAATAGGAATTTAACTGACTTAGGAGTATAGAACATGGCACTTTATGGTGTTACCGACGCTGACGAAGCAAAACCGAAGTGGGCGGTGAGAGGAAGTGGTGTAGACCCTTCAAATATCTTTGCAACCTCATCTGGTTGGGTATTGCGTCATTACAAGAACGCTGCTAAAACTGAATATTGGGACGAGATTCTTGTCGCAGTTGATGGTTTAGTCGGTGCAGGTGGTAGAGGAACTAACACTCTTGGTAACGCTGATATTACTGCTGTGTTCTTTGAGGAGTCAACTTACGCTGCTTCTGCAACTGGAACAGTTGTTGTTATCTACAACGAACAAGTTGACGTAACAAATGGTGCAACACTTGTAGTTACCAACACTACAGATAGTGCATCTATTACTGCAACTGCTGCTGGACAGACTTCAACAAACCGTGTTGAATTTACATTCACATGTGCTGCTGCAAGTAAGGTACATACTATTGGTGCTCAGACAATATCTGGAACCATTGTTGACACTGGAACATCAACAGCATCTGACAAGGTATTCGTATTAGGCGATACTATCGGTGCAGGCGGTTCTGGTTCTACTAAGACTATAACTACAACATAATAACTAAATGAAATTTGACGAACTGAATGAGTCTAACTACATTCTGTTCGCCATAAAGCATTATGAAAATCCTCACTGTGTAACCAGAGAGGACTTCGATGAAGATATGAAACGCTTCAAGTATCTGAAAAGACTCTTGAAGCGATATGTGAGAGGTGGTCCGTTGAGGACTCATCTAATTATAAATCACCTCATAATCTTATATAATGTTTTTGGTGAATCAGCGACTCCCTTATTATTCTTTCGATTAGAAAGAGAATATTGGTGTTACTTGAAGACATTCCTACTATTTTTAAATAAATATCCCGTAGGTATGTTACCAAAATTACCTATAGATGATGATATACAAGACGAATTAAAACACTTATGACTTTAATGACTGCTGGTACTGGAGGATTTAGTGGTAGTGCTGCTGCCAAAGGTCCTAATGCGGGTTTTGATCCTGTCATAAAGTTTCGTAAGAAAATTCAGAAAAGAAAGGCGAATGAAAAGTGTTGTGAAGAGGTGAGTGAGTCTAAGGAAAATCCAAAACAACCTTCAAGACTATTTCAATATAAAGTAAATATCCCCGAAGTCGGTGAGACAGTAATCTATGCTAACTCTCCTGCCGAACTTGCTCGTAAATTACGCATGGTCATAGCACCTGCACACAGGGGTAGTATCAGCATAGAAAGAATTCTTCCTGCTAATGCAGCGAAGTTCTTCTACAATAAACGCATGAAACATATGCGTAATGTTCAAGAACAAAACGATGCAGCAATGAAAAATACAATGGCAACCAATAAGATTGCTATAGAGAAGAAAAAGATAATGCTTAAAAAACAAGAATTGCAAAAGCAATTACAAATGAAAACATCTCAGTTGAAGAAGCAGGCAAGAGTGGGAGCAGAAATGGACGCAACTAGATGAGGCAATGTCTGATATTAATTCAGCAATAATAGAAAGACTCGAAAGAGTTGTTGACACTCTTCAAGAAAACTCTGTGAAGATGGGTCAACTTCTTGCTGTACATAACGAAAAACTAGATAAGCAAGACAAAATAGATGAAGTCTTATTTGAGAAGATTGACCGTTTACATTCTGATCTTAATCGTGAAACGAATCAAATAAAAAAGGGGTGCGAACGTGATATACGCAAAGTTGATGACCGTCTCAGACTCATGGAAAAGAAAATGTGGAGCATATTTGGTGCTCTTTCTATTATTTCTTTCCTCGTGTCTCCAATCGGACAGAAATTTATCCAAAAAACAAACTTGACAAATACTTCTAATGCAAGTATGATAGAACTGCCTAAAGCAGATCGACTTGTCTGAATTTGTTGATGCTCATTATGTAAGTTTACTGTCAGGCAGACTAGATAAATTTACAAGAAAAAAGAACGATCTTTACAACTTCCGTTGTCCTTATTGTGGTGACTCTCAAAAGCACCGTAATAAAGCAAGGGGGTATTTTTTTCGTCTAAAATCAGACTTAGTATACAAATGCCACAACTGTGGTGTTGGTAGGACTTTGCCTAATTTTTTAAAGGATCAAGCACCAGACCTCTATGATGAATACATCATGGAGAGGTATAGAAAAGGAACTACAGGTAAAGGATCTTATGTTCCTAAACCAAAATTTAAGAAACCTGTTTTTAAAAAACAAGGAGATCTGAAAAGTATTTCTGATCTAAATAATGAGCACACTGCAAAAAAATATTTAAGTGAAAGACAAATTCCTCGACAATTTTATAAAGAGATCTTCTACACAGAAAGATTCTGTACTTGGGTTAACGAGCAAAAACCATCGTTTGAAAAGGGATCGAAAGATCACCCTAGGATCATTCTCCCCTTCAGAGATCAAAACGGAGAGTGGTTTGGATTCCAAGGAAGATCCCTTAGAGTAGAAGATAAACTGCGTTATATTACTATCATGTTGGACGAGTCTAAGACAAAGGTCTTTGGATTAGACAGAGTTGACTTTAAAAAAAGATCTTATATTACAGAAGGTCCTTTTGATAGTTTGTTTCTTGATAACGCAATAGCTATGGCAGGTTCTGATGTAGATTGGAACTTGATACAAGGTAAAGAAGTTGTTTTCGTATATGACAACGAAAGAAGAAACAAAGAAATCATTGATAGAATGAAGAAGGTAATTGACAAAGGTTATGAAATCGTGATATGGCCAATGAATCTAGAGGAGAAAGACCTCAATGATATGCATTTGGCTAGACATGATGTTAAATCTTTGGTAGAATTAAACACTTACAAAGGATTACAAGCACACATTAAACTCAGCGAATGGAAACAGGTATGACAAAGGAAATCAACGTCACCAAAAGAAATAGAGAGACAACTCCCCTCGACCTTAATAAGGTTCATAGAATGGTAGAACTCGCGTGTGAGGGTCTTGCAGGGGTCTCTGAGTCTGCTGTAGAAATAAACAGTGGTCTACAATTTTTTGATGGTATTAAGACGAGTGATATCCAAGAAATTCTTATTAGATCTGCTAATGATCTAATCTCTCTCGAACATCCTAATTATCAATACGTTGCTGCAAGACTATTATTGTTTAGTCTTAGGAAGGCAGTATATAATGGTCATCCAGACGGGCATCCAGTGCTCCTTGAACACGTTAAAAAGTGTGTTGAGAGTGGTGTGTATGATAAAACTATTGTTGATAAGTTTACAGATGAAGAGTGGGAGAAACTAGACAGTTTCATTGACCATGATCGTGATTACTTGTTCACATATGCTGGCATTCGTCAGGTAGCAGATAAATATCTTGTACAAGATCGTTCAACAGGAGAGGTCTATGAGACTCCTCAGTTCATGTATATCATGGTTGCTGCAACTCTCTTTCAAGATGACGATAAATTTTATAGACTAGATTACATTAAAAAGTATTACGATGCCATTTCCAAACACAAACTCAACATCCCAACACCAATCATGGGGGGAGTCAGAACCCCAATCAGACAGTTTGCCTCATGTGTTCTTGTTGATGTTGATGACACCCTCGATAGCATTTTTAGCAGCGACATGGCTATTGGCAAATATGTTGCACAAAGGGCGGGAATCGGTATTAACGCAGGTAGAATCCGTGGGATCAACAGCAAAATCAGGGGTGGAGAAGTTCAGCACACTGGGGTTGTCCCTTTCCTCAAAAAGTTTGAAAGCACTGTCAGGTGCTGCACTCAAAATGGCATCCGTGGTGGATCAGCAACTGTCCACTTCCCAATCTGGCACCAAGAAATCCAAGATATAATTGTTCTTAAGAACAATAAAGGTACAGAAGATAACAGAGTAAGAAAACTTGACTATAGTATTCAGTTAAGTGAACTTTTTTACAAGAGATTCATTCAAGATGGAGAGATAACTTTATTCTCACCACATGACGTTCCTGATTTATTTGATACATTTGGTTTACCAGAGTTTGATGCATTGTATGAACAGTATGAAGCAGACGAGTCTATTCCAAAAACTACTATAGGTGCACAAGAACTTATACTTGCTCTCTTAAAAGAAAGATCAGAAACAGGTCGTCTATACTTGATGAATATAGACCACTGTAATAGTCACTCATCATTTAAAGACAAAGTTAGTATGAGTAATCTATGTCAAGAGATAACTCTACCTACAGATCCTATCCAACACATAGATGGATCAGGTGAGATTGCTTTGTGTATCCTATCTGCTATCAATATTGGTAAGATTAATAGATTAGATGAACTTGACGAACTATGTGAATTAGCAGTTAGAGGACTAGATGCATTGATTGATTATCAACAGTATCCTGTTGCTGCTGCTAAAGCAAGCACACTTAATCGTAGATCACTTGGTATAGGTTATATTGGTTTAGCACATTATCTTGCTAAGAATGGTGCTAAGTATGACTCAGAGAAAGCATATGACTTAGTTCATAAGTTAACTGAGAGATTTCAGTTTGCATTGCTACATGCATCATGCCAACTTGCTATGGAGAAAGGACCTTGCGGATATTTTGGAAAGACAAAATATGCTGATGGAATTTTACCCATAGATACATATAAGAAGGACGTAGATGAAATAATCTCTAATGACCTATCATGTGATTGGGAGCATCTCAGATCTCGGATTCAGCAGTACGGACTCAGGCACAGCACGTTGTCCGCACAGATGCCTTCGGAGAGCAGTTCCGTTGTGTCAAACGCAACAAATGGAATCGAACCACCTAGAGATTTCTTGTCCGTTAAAAAATCAAAGAAAGGACCCCTTAAGCAAATTGTTCCGTCTTTTACTACGCTAAAGAACAACTACACATTGTTGTGGGATATGCATAGTAATGAAGGATACATTAATGTAGTCGCTATTATGCAGAAATTCTTTGATCAGGCAATCAGTGGTAACTGGAGTTACAATCCAGAGAATTATCCTGACAATGAAGTTCCTGTTTCAGTAATGGCGAAAGACTTCCTTACCACATATAAGTATGGTTGGAAGACATCTTACTATCAAAACACATACGACTCCAAGAAAGATGGAGACGATGAACCCTCTAATAATGTTGACCAGTTGATTAACGAACTACTAACTACTACCGAGGAAGAAGATTGTGACAGTTGCAAAGTCTAAAAACGTAGATGGAATGACCGTATTTAACAAAAACAAAGTAAACACAAAAAAACAACCAATGTTCTTTGGACAACCACTAGGAGTTCAAAGATACGATGAATACAAATATCCAGTATTTGATAAACTAACTCAACAACAACTAGGATATTTTTGGAGACCAGAAGAGGTTTCATTACAAAAAGATAGATCAGATTATCAAACATTAACACCAGAACAAAAGCATATCTTTACTTCTAATCTTAAGTATCAGATCATGTTAGACTCTGTACAAGGACGTGGTCCTGGTATGGCATTCATTCCTTACTGTTCTCTACCTGAGTTAGAAGCATGTATGGAAGTCTGGGGTTTCATGGAAATGATACACTCTAGATCATACACATACATAATCAAGAATGTATATCCTGATCCTAGCGAGGTCTTTGATACTATACTAGATGATGAGAACGTCATGGAACGTGCTTCATCTGTTACAGCATCCTATGATGACTTTATTAATCATGCACATGAATATGATAACTGTCAGATGTGGGATCTAGCTAGAGGCGGTCACCCCACTGGAACTTATGACAGACGAGAACTCAAAAAGAAACTGTTCAGAGCAGTCGCTAACGTCAATATCCTCGAAGGTATTAGATTCTACGTTAGCTTTGCTTGTTCATTTGCCTTTGGAGAAAATAAACTTATGGAAGGATCAGCGAAGATTCTATCCTTAATTGCCAGAGACGAAAGTCAACACTTAGTTTTAACACAGAACATACTGAAGAAATGGGCAGATGGAGATGATCCAGAGATGCAAGAGATCTCTCAACAATCAAAAGAAGAAGTCACTCAGATGTTCAAAAAGACAGTTGATGAAGAGAAAGCATGGGCACAGTATCTTTTCAAACAAGGTAGTATGATCGGTTTGAATGATAAATTATTGTACAACTATGTTGAGTGGATTGCTAACAAGAGAATGAAAGCAATAGGTCTAGATCCAATCTATGATATACCTGCTAGAAATAATCCATTACCTTGGACTCAGCATTGGTTAAGTTCTAAAGGACAACAAAACGCACCACAAGAAACGGAGATTGAAAGTTATGTCGTCGGAGGAATCAAACAAGATGTCAAATCAGACACCTTCGCAGGATTCGCCCTCTAACACAGAGTGGTTAGATAAAGTTTATAACGACTTAGTTGAGTCTGGAAATGACTATGGTCCTAATGTAACTGATATGCTTTGGGCAACTGCTCGAAAAGAAGCACAACAAAGACTACATGAAGACATGAGAAAGTTAAAAAAAGATAAAGATAACGGTTAAGATACGGTAAATTGTAACAACGTGAACATCATTTGTCAGGAAACTATGATATAAATATAGGTATAGGGAAACCTATCGATTACGTTCATCCAATGCAAGGACTAGCATTACTGGTATTACTCCTCGCTGAACATGATCCTACCCATTGGGAAATGTCGTGTGCAGAGTGGAACCAAAACAGGATTGAGATATTGAGTGATCAATATCACACACCTGATGCTAAAGAGTATCTTATAGATTACTTTTATACTAAAGTACCAGACAAAGATTGCGAAGTTTATAACATTGGACGCAAGTAAGTCGCGGAACGGAGCGTTCATCCCATTTTACTATGATTCCAATTCTAATTGCTACTAGCATTACCTGTGCCGACATTAACGATTTGGTAATTCGTGCAAACGAGTATCCAGATATTACTACAGAGCATAGGCAAGAAGTTATTGATCTCTATCAAGACTTTGGTAAAAGACAAGGACTAGATTGTGAATGGGACGCAAACGGCTAAAGGAACGGGGCTAAAAATCCAACTACTTTAGGAGAAAAAAAATGACTGTAATTACTTACAGAGGCGTTAAGTATAACGCTGAAGAATATAAGGCAAAAGTTCTTGCAGAGCAAGAGCAAAACAGAAATCACGAATTAATGTATCGCGGTATTCCCGTGAATCGTAAGTTCGCTTCTCAGTCTTAATTTCAACTCATAACAGGAGAACACAATGTTAAGGATCAAGGTAGGTTGGAATTACGACCTTCCAGAATTCGATCCTGAGAAGCACGATCCAGATAGAACTTTCGCATTCTTGACATATCGTGGTATACATTACGCTAAATGGGTTTACTTAAAACTCTCTTTTCAAAGAAATTCAATAGAATTATCTTGAAAAGTATTTCAAGCAAATTCTAATTCTTGGAAGATCACATCTTAATTTCAACACAGAATCCCTACTCCTTTACGAGTGGGGATTTTTTTGGTATAATAAATATGTTTAACTATAAGGAGAGTCATGAAAATTTTTCTAGACTGCTCTGATCCCGAACTCATTGGACAGGCATTTGAGACAGGACTTATTGATGGTGTAACAACTAACCCGTCTTTAATGTTGAAAGCAGGTGAAGATCCTAAGGAAATTCTAGCGGAGATATCCTCTATATTCCCATGGAATGCATCTGTATCTGCAGAGGTAGTAGGTGATACTGCTGATGAAATGCTGTCAATGGCAGAAGATTACATCGAGATCGGACCGAATATTACAATCAAAGTTCCATGCACTTTTGAAGGATTAAAAGCATGTCACGCATTAACTAATGATGAGGTTAATGTAAATGTAACTCTTGTATTTGATGCAGCACAAGCAATACTTGCATCTAAAGCAGGAGCAACATACGTTTCACCTTTCGTAGGAAGGGTATATGATCAATCATTCGATGGTATAGGACTCATCGAGGAGATCTCAGATGTGTTTGCAACACATGGTAGAGATACAAAAGTTCTTGCAGCGTCTATCAGAGAGACATATCAAGTCGCCAAAGCTTTTAAAGTTGGTGCTGATATTTGCACTATCCCAATTACAATATTCCATAAGATGTACAGACACATCTTAACAGACAAGGGATTAGAACTCTTTGACAAAGATTGGAAAGAACTTCAAAAATGTCTGAAGAAATAAATCGTAGATATCCTCCCTCAGGTAGAGGGCAAATGAAAAAGATCGATATCGAACCTAGGATCTTCAGACTAAAGCATGAACTCTATAATCAACATGGCGGTGCATCAAATGATTGGAAAGCAGGAGCACACTATTCACTTGATAGAGTATTACAAATCCTACAAGAATACTACTCATGAAAAAGAAAAATCTCAAAACACTAATACAAGATCTAGAACTTGCCATAGCAGAGTTAAAGTCTGAAGTTTATTCAGACCCCTCTGCGTATCGTATAAGTAGTGATAGCGACCTCACTACATCATATCGTGACATCAACGACGAAGAAGCACTCTGCGATTGATTATGAAAATCCCTGGTTATATAAAGGTTCAGATTTCACTTCTGACAGTATTGATGATTTCTTCGGTTTCGTCTACTGTATTACAAATACTAACAATGGGCGAAAATATATTGGAAGAAAATACTTCTATGCCTTTAGGACTCCAAAGGGTAAGAAACGAAAAGTAAAGCAAGAATCTGATTGGAAAAAGTATTATGGATCTTGCCCAGAATTAAAAGAAGATTTAAAACTGTACGGAAAACTACAGTTTAAAAGAGAGATGATAAGCCTACATAAAACGAAGGGTCAATGCAACTATGAGGAGACCCGACAACTATTTTACCACAATGTACTTACGGAGGCTAATGAACATGGCACACCTAAATTCTACAACAGCAACATTCTCGGCAGGTACATGCGTAAAGACTATTTCAATGCTTGACAGAACCTAATACTGGCAGTATAATCTGGATCAGTAATATGGTATCCTCCATGAATAGTCTCTACGATGACGTTAAAGATATGACGTTTGA